GCTTAAAGTCTTCTATTTTACGAGTAGGATTTACTTCCCAGGTGGGTCTTTTAAGAGCAAACACTCCAGGATATTTATAATTAGTAATGCGATCTTCGTCCCAGGAAATTTCTAAAGTATTGCCTTCCATGTCTTCTGGAAGATCTGGATTCATAATAAACTTGTGGCTTCTCTGGATAACCTCTTTATCTAGAATTGCATCTTCATACTTAGTAGAAATAAAGTCTCCAGGATAACGAGGGAAGGAGAGTAGTGCTACCTTGCCAAGGTCTGGGAAACGTGAATCTACAGTTCCACGGAATGCCCTATAGATATTATCTGCTGTCTTGCCCTGCTCATTACCAGTGTTTGTCTCACTAGCAAAACCAGAAATCTCATCAAGAACTGCAACAAGAAGGTTCAGACCCTCATGAGACTCACGTTCAGAGTGACCAGAGTAAACGGTAATCGATTTATCGAAATCAATAGAGTCCATCTTGGCATAATACTTACCAGCGAACCAAGGTGACTTTTCAATCTTAGTCTTAAAGCCCTTAAAGAAAACGTTCTTCGCCTGCTGTGCGTTAATAGCAATATTGATAATATCGATAGCGTCACCAGACGGCTTACCATAATATCTTGCTGGATCTTTGAGACAAAGAAGCTTGTAAACAATATATGCTACAGCTACTGTAGATACAAAGTCTTTACCGCTACCCTTGCCTAGCTGCAGAATAACTTCATTTTTTGTATACTTTTTATAAAACCTAGAACCTTCATCTGCACCAAGCAGTCTTTGAAGATCTTCCTGCTTGTAGATTTGGCTCATTGCCAAAACAATATCGTACTGTATGTCTGACAGTGGTGGCTGACCAAGGAACTGTTCGTCCTCCACGAAAGTCTTTACATCAACAGGATCTTCTTCAAATGGGTTGTCGGCTAGGACTTCAATAAAATCATCAAACATCCTGAACCACCGTTATGGTTTCCCCTTTGCTAGCAGCCTCAGATAAACGTCTCATAATCTTATCTCTAACCTCTGGGTGCTCAGAAGCAATATCCATAAGAATCTTTTTAAGGATATCCTGCTTACGTTCGATCTCCATCATCTCTTCCGCTAGTTCTTTATTTTCAAGCAGACCAGCTTTCTGGAGCATTTCAATACGCTTAGACTCAATGTCCATCACTAGCTTGATTGCTCCAGCCTTTGATTTAAGATCACCGTTAGTGTCAGCATCATCAATAACCTCGTAGGATTTAGCGATAAGCCTACTGTAATGTTCGTCTGCAGCAGCAAGAGCTTCTTTAGCCCTTGCACGAATTGCAGTATTATCAGCAGCCATAGTTTGCCACTCTTTAATCAAAGTAACAACTCTAGTTCTTGGAATGGCAAGCTCTTTAGAAATCCTTGTAGGGTCATTACCCTTTAGATATTCTCCAACAACCTTGTTTACTTCATCAAGATGCTGTATTGTCTGTTCCTCGCTTGACACGACGCTTACCTCTTCTCTTTGGAATTCGCTTAACTCTATCTAGCCTAAATGATCTTAGCACACCAGTTCGCATTTTGTGGACCTCAAAACAATCGATCCACTGAGCACCAGTTTCTGTATTTGTAACTAGACAATCAAACTTAAATCTTTGCCCCCACTCACCATCAATCTTAATCACATCTCCCTTTTCGATAATGAAATTACCTACAGTGATTTCAGGGAAACGAAAAAACTTGCTTGGTGGTGGTGGGACAGACTTACGCTTACGCAATGTTACTCCTTAGCGTGTGGTTTAGTTTCGTTTAATGAATTACTCGATACTCTATTATACACACTAAGGCTGTGGAAGTCAAGAAGATCTTCTGCACCAGTATACGACAAGGCACTCTTAAGACCTGCCTCGAAGTCAGCCAGAACATCGCTTACGCTGCCAATAAAAGGGACAGTGGTAGCAATACCCTCTACACCAGACACAGACTTAAGGCCATCTGCTTGTGCCTCTGCCGAAGCCATTCCACGGAATACCTTCTGGCCATCCACAATCTCACCAGGAGACTCCTTTGTGCCAGCAAGCATTCTTCCAACCATTACCGCATTTGCACCAGCTGCAAGAGCTTTGGCAGCATCCCCAGAGTTTCTGATTCCACCATCAGCAATAATGTCTGGGCCATCTCCATATTTGAAGTTAGCACGAATATCCATAATTGATGCTAGTGTTGGCATACCATGTCCACTCACAACCCTTGTAGTGCAAGCAGAGCCTCCACCGATGCCTACCCTGACAGAGTCTGCACCAGCATCTGCTAACCTAGCGTAGCCATCCCACGTAGAAACATTGCCAGCCATAATGTGAAGATCTCTACCAAAGGCATTACGAAGATGCTTGACAGCATTGACCGCATAATCATTATGCCCATTAGCTGTATCAACAAGAATCAATGCAGCACCAGCCTCTACCAAAAGTGATGCATCTGTTAAGAATGTTCCCTTAGTGCCTACCGAGCCACCAACTACCCTGCTAGATGCAGCAGCAAGCTTGACCTGCTCCACCTGCTGCTCAATAGGCAAATACCTGTGGATAATTCCAAGGCCACCAGCTTTACGCATAGCAGCCGCCATCTCCCACTCACACACAGTATCCATCGGTGCGGCAATAAGCGGAAGGTTCAAGCCAATGGAACGCTTAGTTCCAGTTCCAATTGTAGAACGCAAACTAACGTCTTTACGACTTGCTACATTTGATCTCTGTGGAATAAGCAAAATGTCATCAAATGACAGGTGCTCTTCATCGCTATACTTTTTCATCTCTCTCCTTTGCAATAAGTAACAGAACTAAATACCCAATAAGATCTGAAATAGTATCATCTCCAGGATATTCATGCCCACGCTTAACACGTGAAAGCTTATCATCAATACGAACATAGATTTGTTCTACAGCATCTGCTTTAGAAAAAACCCTAACTGGGTCGATGGCAGAATCACCATATGCTCTGTTCTTAGCAATGAGCATATCTTTAATCTCTCCCACTACCCGATCAATCTGATCTTCCGTCTCTTTACTCAATTATTTTTTCCTTAACTTAAACTTATCTAAATATGAATATATTGTAGCCAAGCTTACGCCGCATTCCTTGGCGATTTCTTCTGGCTTTTTTCTATCCAGATGATATCTTTTACGTAACCAATTTTCATTCTGATACAGTTTAGCAGCCATCATATCTCCTTGTCAAGCCAGCTTGTGCCAATTATGAATAGCATAATGACCAACACCTATGGCATCAGCGATGTCGTTGTCCGAAACTTTCTTGCCATAGTTAATGTCAATTAATTTAATTGTTCTTTGCTTCCTAAATTCACGCTCATGATTTTTATACCATGACTCACTTCTGCCTGGACTATCTTCTCTGATCTTTATTTTTTCTTCTTTGGTTAGCTTCCCATTACCTAGAAAGGTTTGCCAAGCAATAGGGTTAATTGATTTAATTATTCTAACATTATTGAGAGATATGCCAGCTAGCATTGCACCCTGAACCAAAGCTAGATCTGCTGCCGTCTTAGCACTATTCATATAAATAGTATGTTCAATAACAATAGCATCGATAGTCTCTAGCTCAGCAAAAAATGCTCTCGTCTTACGAACAGAATCTCTAACTTTATGGTATGTGTCAATTCCACTAAAGTTTATTTTTCCATATTTTGTTAGATTGCCATCGTCAAAAATTGCAAAGGCCAAGCTATTGGTGCTAGCATCAATTGAACAAATTCTAGAAGGAATAGGATCAATCTTTTTTAGATTTACCATTTGCAATATCCTTTAGATCTTTTAATGCTTTAGCCACATTCTTAGGATCTACTTCACAAGCATGACAGATGTTGTCATCATTGTATGCAGATAGTGGCGACCCACAAGACTTGCAAAATCTTTTCTTGCCCATCATTTTTTCTCTACGCTTTTGTGCATACTTCTGAGCAATCTTTTCTTTAGTGGCAGCTTCACGACATTCTGGAGAACAATATATCTTGTAAGATATGTTGGTCTCAAAAGCCTCATCACACCATTGACAGTTTTTCATCTAAAGGCTCCAGAGAATTAATCTTGATGTCTCCCTCACCAGCAGATGCACAAACCTTAGCCAAAGGGCAGGTCTTGCAAATCTTTGAATTAGAGCGATAGTTCTTCTTTGGCAGAGTCTTATCTTCCCATGCCTTACGAACTGTACGCATCCATTCAAATGCCTGATCTATCCACCCAATATAGTAATCATTTACATTGACAGGTATCGCCAATAGTTCATGATTGTTTTTGTTTTCGTAAATAATTACAGCCCTTGCTTTTTTCAGAATCTTCATATAAAGAAGAATCTGAATCAAGTGACCTGCTTTTGCTTTACGGTTTTTCTTACGATACTCAAATCCCTCCTGCATAGCTGTTTTGATTTCGACCAAAAGCTCTTCTCCCTTCCAGTCAATCAAAACATCTCCGAAACCGAAGATTGGTGGATCATTGTACGTAATCTTAAATTCTGAGTCAATAACTATTCCAGCATCCTTCATAGCCTGCTGAATACGCTCATGCGACTTAGTGCCATTAGTCATGTTGGCACCAGCAAAGGGATCTGCGTGATCTTCGAATTCGCCACCTTCAAATGCTAGATACCAATACCTAGCACACTCACCATGGCCGTAGGCAATGGTAGACGGAGCAAATGTTTTCTTCTGCTGATGTCTTGGGCCACGCTTAGCGATATATCCAGCATTGATTGCATCAACAAGCTCGTTCATTTCTTCCTGAGCAGTATTAATCTTGTTGGACGTGCCCATCACTTCTTGTAATAAATTTTTAGTCATATTGTTATCGAGCAATATACTTGAGAGCTGCAACCAATTCATTGATTGATGCTGCTGCAGTAAAGTATATATTCTTTTTTGCCCTATCTCCCTTATCTACGTTTGCCATCCACGTTGCTTTAAAAGACATCTTAGCTGCAATTGCTTGCAATCTAACCACCTCAACGGTAGCAACATTCAAAGGAATATCTGGTTTAAGAATCAATTTAGCTATAGTAGTCAATGCTGTAGTTAGTTCTTCATCATTCATAAAGTCAGCAATTTCTGCTAACCCATTTACCATATCTAAAGTTGTCTTATTTTCAGTATTTTCCATCAGTTAATTATACCATTCTCTAGATACCAGCAATTTTAGCTGTCTGAATACTCTTAGTAGACTTATTCCACTTACCACAGTTATCACAAACATACTGGGTGTAAGATCCTGTTGTGCCAACGTATACGCCGTCTTCTGTAAGGTCAAGAGAGCCACAGTTAGCACAGCCATCCTCGATGCCCTCGTAAAGCCCAGCGACAGGATGTCCCTGAATCCAAGGCAGCAAAATCTCATAAAGATCAATAAGAAGGTCTACGTCCTGGATTTGATACTTCTTCATCTCAGCCCATGCCTTGTTGTCTCCAGCCATGCACTTAATCCATAGGTCAAAACCTGAGTGCTTAACTTTGGCACCCACACCAAGTGCCTGTGCTACATAGTCAAGCTTGTTGGAAGGGAACATAAACTGCTTCTTCACAACACGCATAAGATCAATGTCTTTAGCTAGTGATGGTGGTGTCATACCATTCAGCAAAAACTCCCTACGCAAATGCTTCATGTCAAAGGAAGCTGAATTCCAACCTACAACAGCATCTGCCTCATTAATAAGGTCCCAGGCTGTCTGAAGCATCTCCTGCTTGCCATGGTGGTGTACAGACTTAAACATGGTAGTCTTCTTACCATACCAACGAGCACCAAAGCAAATGACTTCAGTAGCTTTTACAATTTGTTTAATGGAGATGTCCTGTTTCCACAGCCCCCACGTGTGAGCCGTAATAGGACTCGTCTCAAGGTCAATCATTAAGATTTTCATTATTTTCTCTCTCTTCTAGCAGTTGTTCTAGCAATGACAGCTCGATTACTGCCAGTCGTGTTTTTTGTGTTTCTCCTATAACTACAACTATAGCAGGATCTTTGTTAGATTTCAAGGCATCCGTTGTAGCTTTTGCCCAAACATCTTTATTTAAAGTAAAACTCTTACCTACTTCTTTAAAGTCAATTACGAAGTTATACCAGCTTGCATCGCCCTTCTTGGTATTTCTACCAGAATTTTTATGCTGCTTAGCACCTATTCGCTTTGACTCACCTCGTTCGCTCATAGTCCTTTTTATTCTTTTTGGTTTGTAGGCTAACCTCACTCAAATGTTTTTGTTTACACATCCAAGTTAGCTTCTTCTGCTCTGGGTATGACCTTAAGCTATTAACAACCATGTTGCACTCTTGACACTTAAAGATACCGTTATATACTGTATATCTATTCACCTAGCTTCTCCAATAGCTCATTACGAAGTTTCTCGTCTTCTTTTACCCTCTCAACAAAGGCATCACGACCCTGAAGCTTTGTGCCATCCTCTAGCTGATACCAGGCACCAGTCCTATTGACATGCCCAAGCATTTCTGCAGTATCGACAAGATCGGCAATGGTATCGACCCCAATATAATCTCCACGGTAGTAGAAGTCATACTCGGCACTATCTCCAGGAGCAGAAGTCTTAGAGTTAGTTACTTCCCATCGAACCTTACGACCAACCTTTTGCTCAATCAGCTTGTCGCCAGACTTTACCTTAGCTTTAATAGCCTGAGCATCAGAGCCAGACGAGAATAGCTTAATGATAGTTGATGACATAAACTGGGTCGTCTGTCCACCAGTAGGAACAGCCTGTGTATACATAGCACCAATGTTGTTCCTAGACTGAGAGATAGCAATCACCAGTGCTGGCTTCTCTTGATTATTTGCATAGTTAATCATAAGCCAAGCATGTTTAAGATCTTTAGACTCTGCACCAATTTGCTTGGTATTCTCTAGCTGCTTAAGCTCATGAGAGTCTTTCTCAAAGTATACAGCTGGTAGCAGTGAGCTAATACTGTCAATAACAACTAGGTCTACCCCAGCGTGTAGGAGTGACGTGACCACATCCACCATGTCATTAACGCTACGTGCTTCTGAATAGATGAGATCTTCTGTCTTTACTCCAAGTCGCTTTGCCCACTCTTCATCATAAGACATTTCTGCATCTACCCAAGCACAAAGCTTGCCTTCTTTCTGTGCCATACCGATTGTTTGAAGGCATAGAGAAGACTTTGCACTTGACTTGCTACCCCACAGAAGCACCTGTCTGCCATACGGTAGCCCTCCACCCAGTGCCCTGTTAAGTCCAGGGCTTGGCGTAGGCTGGAACTCAGTCTTAATGCCAACAGCTGGCCCAACCTTCTTCCTAAGCTTTGGGTCTAGCATTGCTAGAGCTTCTTCAATAGTAGTCATTAAAAACGTACACCATGCCTCTCTGGTCTTAATTTGTTGTGTTCTGTCTTATTGTTAAATGCTGCCTGCAAAGATCCTTCAGCGTATCCATTATCCAACATACCCTGCCACAAGTCAAGGGTTCGGATAAGAATGTCTGCTGTTTCATGAGCCACAGCTTCCTTACCGTGATCTTTACGAATTGCTTCCATTAGCTCAGTGACTTCAGAAACAATCATCATACACTGCTTAGCAATGAAGATATCATCTACTCTGTCTGGCCAGAAGCCTTTTGTTACTGCGTTCTTGTGCACTTCCCGTGCGTGACCGTCAAACGATAGTGGTGCTGTCATGATAGTATCTCTCCTAATATTACTGTTCCATCTTTTGTTTTGTTCAGCTTAAGGCGGTATGCGTTACCAGCCTTAATCTTCATATAAGCATCAGCAAACTGTGTTGGAAACACTGTTACTGGATGCAAATCTCTTGCTGTATCTGCTACAGTCATGTTAGCCATCTTCTTGCCAGCCTTAGTTACCCTTGGCTTGAATGAGACTACGTATAGTTCATCACCACTGTATGGCAACATTTTATAGTTTAGCCACTTGATGATTGCATTAGAGTGATCGCCAATCTGGTCTGCTGGTATGGCTTCAAGAATTCTGTTATTAGAAGCCAAGAAGATGTATGTCTTACCAGTCTCAATCGTAGTCTGCTCGTCATCAAAGATGCCAACAGCACCAGTCTTATCTAGAACTTCTACCCTAGACCATCCTTTGCCACGCTTAATGCTACGTGCCATGCCCATCAAAATAAATGAGCCAGCTTCATCAAAGTCTTCAATCTGAGTAATCCACGGTAGATAATGTGGTGGAACTTGCATACTAAATTCTGGCAAGTTCAAATACTCATAAAGATTAGACCTAATTTCATCTTCATCACGTGGGCTATCTGGTAATGTTGCAGCACCAATAATACGCATAGCATTTAGTGCCCTAGTGTTTACACCATTACCCTTTGTCAAAGTAAACTGCTCAAGCTCAGCATAAGAATTAAATGGCCTAGCAGCTACATACTTCTGTGCAATAACATCAGAGATAAACTTAATGCCAGACAATCCGAATCGAATAGCCTTGCCCTCGATCTTGAAGTCAACATCAGACTCGTTGATGTGTGGCAAACGGATTGGAATATTCATACGCTTAGCCTCAATCAGATACTCTGTACGTACATCCTTATCCTTTTCATTCTTAAGCATACAGAACATAAACTCAAGAGGATAATAATACTTTAACCATGCTGTCCAATATGACAACGTAGAATAAGCTACAGCGTGTGACTTGTTAAACGAATACCCAGCGTGAGCCTCAAAGTCGTGCCACAGCTCTTCTGCCCTGTTTGGAGATAGGTAACGTGAAGCACCCTTGACAAACTGGTCTTTGAACTGGTCAAACTCCTTGGCATCCTTCTTCTTACCAATGATCTTACGAACCTTGTCAGCCTCTGCCATAGTCATACCACCAAGCTCTGTACAAGCTTGCATAACCTGCTCCTGGTAAAGAATACACCCATAGGTATCTTCAGTAAACGGCTTCATCACTTGGTGAGAAAACGCAATCTGCTGCTTGCCATGCTTACGCTCAATATAGTCTTTACCAATAGTGTTCATAGCACCAGGTCGCACAAGAGCGTTAGAAGCTGCAAGTTCATCAAAGTTTTTGACACCCATCTTAACTAGCAGATTAGTATAAGGTGTAGCTTCACACTGGAAGACACCTTTCGTATACCCACTAGATAGCATCTCATAAACCTTGTCATCATCAAGAGGAATTTCTAGCAGATTAATTTCTTTACCAGTTCTATCCTTAATAGTATTAACAGTGTCTTGAATAACAGACAGTGTTTTAAGACCTAGGGCATCGATCTTAATTAGACCGATACGTTCAGCTTCTTCCATGTCTACCGCCACAACTGGGATACGCTCACCAGTTCCAGGAGAGTTACGTGTCTCCATTGGTGCGTGACGGAAGATAGGCTCTTTAGCTGTCACCACACCAGCAGCGTGAATACCAGTTCCACGAATACGACCACGAAGCAGCTCTCCATACTTCTCTACCTCTGGATACTTCTCACGGAACCAGGCAGTGTTCTTAGAGCGAAGGTAGTCGTCCCAGTCATCTACAAGCTTGAGAACCTTGTTTACATCAGTTAGAGGGATATACAGGACTCGTGCAATATCACGAATCATACCCTTGCCCCTAAACTGCAAGAACGTAGCAATAGAAGCAACGTGACGATACTGCCTAACAAGATAATCTTTTACTTCTTCACGACGTGAGTCCTGAATATCTGTATCAATATCTGGGAAGTCATTACGTTCAGGGTTAATAAAACGGAAGAACAGTAGGCCATACTTGATAGGATCAACATCTGTGATACCCAGCGAGTAGCATAGCAATGAGCCAGCAGCTGAACCACGTCCAGGGCCAACAAGAATGCCTTGCTTCTTAGCCCAGTTAATCATATTACGTACAACCAAGAAGTATGGGCCAAAGTTCTTCTCTTCAATAATGCCCAGCTCTTCTTCTAGTCGTTCCATATAGCCTTCGGTCTTATAGACTCCACGCTCTTTAAGACCTTCTATAGCAAGATTAGCAAGCTCTTGCATAGGATTTTGATACTGTGCTGGTAGAAGCTCTAAGTGATCTTCGATACGATAGTCTTCTACCTTGTCTGCAATCTCGTTAGAGTGTTGATAGATATCTTCTCTATCAATGCCCTGTGCCTTCATGGCATTGTGCATCTCTTCATCAGATAGCAAGTGAATATCAAAGTCCCTAAACGTAATATTACGCTCAGCACCATAGAGGTAGTCCAGCCTGTCCATAAGATTCTCATGCTTGGCAGCTGCCTCATAGGTAGCACCCTTCTCAACCTTATTGCTATAAGTGTTAAGAATTAGTTTAAGTTCTTGAATTTCTTTCTGACCCGTGTGTGCGTGGTGGCAGTCTGGAGTCACAACAGCCTTAATGCCGAACTCGTCTGCAAGCTCAAGCAGTTGCTTGTTTACCTCTGCAGGGTTGTGTGGCATAACCTCAATGTAGTAGTCATCGCCAAATACATTCTTGTGCCATTCAATTTGACGTTTGGCTTCTGCCATCTCCCCAGCTTCAATAGCCTTAGCAATAGTTCCACTAAGGCAACCAGAAGTAACAATAAGCCCATCCTTATATTTCTCCAGGACTTCATAGTCAATACGTGGCTTTTTATAAAAACCTTCTGTCCAAGCAATTTCATTAAGCTTATTTAAATTCTCAAGCCCCTGTTGATTTTTAGCAAGGATAATAATGTGATTGTAGATAAGATCTAGAGGCTCTGACCTGTCCTTTGGGTCACGCTGGTCAAAGCGATCTTGTGTAATATAACCCTCAACACCGAGAATAGGCTTGATACCCTTTTCCTTAGCGGTGCGATAAAACTCTCTGTGACCAGTCAACGAGCCATGATCAGTGATGGCTACGGCTGGCATACCAATTTCTAAAGCACGTTCAACATACTCTGCTGGTGTAGCGATACCGTCAAAAAGACTGTAGTGCGTGTGAACGTGAAGACCTGCGTAAGACATATACCCTTTTCTACCTAGAAGCGAATGATTGTGGTGGGGGCATTTGACTGCCCCCACCGTGAGGAATCACAAATTACCATTCAACATTAGAAGATGAAGATGATTGTGAATCAACTCCCATATAGAAAGCTTCCTGCTCTGCATATGGAATCTGGTTCAGTGCCGACTCAATTGGGTAAGGTGTAACATCTGTCCAGTCGAAAGGCTCTGTGTCTGGAGCTGATGGAAGAAGAGTATAGTTAGTTTCCATACCCTGACCACTTCGCTTGAACTTCCAGGTAAGGTTTGAAATGCTACCAGTCTCTAGTGCATATTCACGGATGGTGTTGAAGACAGACATCTTGCTAACACCAGCTGACCAAATAGCCACGTATGGCTCTTCGATGCCGTCGTCAACTAGAACGTTGCAGTAAAAGCGAAGCTTACCCTTCCATCCAGCTTTTGGATCTTTGCGGTGCTGCTCTTCTGCCCAGTCACGTCCCTCAGAATCCATTGTGTCGATTGCACGACGACGGAAGTCTCTTGGGTTTACGTGCTCCTTTACTACGAGAGAAAGGCCACGCTCTGGATCATAGTTTGGCGAGTCCTCGTCAAGCTCTTCAATGAAACGAAGCTTTACTGCTTGACCATCTGCGAGCTTAAGCCAGCGAACCTTTGAACCACCCTCTGACTTAGGCTTGTCTACTACTGCATTGATATTTTTTAGTCCCCTAATAATTGTCATTTTTGTTTTTCTCCTTGTTGTTTTCTTTTTATTGTAGCATCGCCAATATGGATTTGTCAAACTCATAGCTCAAGCTTTTTATAGAGTCATCATCCATATCACCGATATCTTTGTATTTTTTATCTATTTGTATTTTTGAAACACGTCCACCAAGTCTTTCGACCAGTCTCTCCGACATGTTTCCTCCTGCTTCGTCATTATCTGCAATGACAAAAATCTCATTGAAGTATTGACGAAGAAGCTCTATTTGTTTATTTGATACGTTAGCTCCCAATGTAGCTACCGCTGGCATACCGCACTGGTCTAATCTAATAGCATCAAAAGACGATTCTACCACATAAACCTGCTTAGATGTTTTGACTCTATGTAAGTTAAACAGTGTCTTACTCTTAGGCAAACCAGTAGTATTCTTAAATTCTTTACCCTCAACAGATCTGCCAACAAAGCCAACCATCATACCATCTGGTGCTGTAACAGGAATAGTAATCATGTCCTGCTTTTGAGAATAGCCAAGAGAGAACTTCTT